AATAAATGATTCAACAGCTATCTGGTTTGCCCAGATATTTAGAAGTGGAGCAGTAAATGTTATTGACTACTATGAAAGCAGCGGTGTTGGCTTGGATCACTACGCTGAAGTCCTACGTCAAAAAGATTACCACTGGGGAGACCACCTCGCCCCCCACGACATCGAAGTCAGGGAAATCGGGTCGGGCAAAAGCCGCCTCGAAACGGCGTTCAGCCTCGGCATCAGGTTCAAAGTCATCCCGAAAATGAAAGTTGCTGACGGTATCAACGCTGCCAGAGTATTGATACCTAAATGCCACTTTGATCGTGACAAATGCGCTGAAGGCGTAGAAATGTTGAAACAGTACAGGCAGGAGTGGGATGAACGTAGAAAAATGTTTAGAGATCACCCGCGCCATGACTTCACGTCTCATGCTGCGGATGCGTTTAGGTATCTGGCTGTTGGGTTGGAGAATAGGCAAGCTGCTGTTCGCGCACCGCAGAAAGTGGCAGTCAATGAATATAATCCCTTCACGATATGACAACACAAGATATAGAGGACATAGTTTATTTAATAAGATCAAGCGATTACCATAGCTGGTGGGGCAAAGACTACTTTATTGATTTAATTAAGACGCCGTTTAGTCTGAAGCAATACATAGTTGTAAGGGATGGGCATGTGCCAATTAGCTTTGCAACATGGGGGTTTCCAAACCCGAAGCATGTAAAAGAGTATTTATTGGAACATAAGTTCCCGGCAAAGGGATTTCATGGTGGGGGCAAAGACCCTTGGTTAGTGGACTTCATAGCTGTTGGTGGTATGCGTAATACGACTACAGGTTTCAGAAGTGTAAAAAATGTGTTATCAAATATGGGATATAGTCAAGCTTATTGGTTCAGAACAGAAACAAACAAGCTTGGGTTTCATAAGCTAAATGGAGTGAGTGATGGGCGGCGCACCAAAAAAAGTTAAAAAAGCAGCAAGAAAAGTTACCAAGGGTGTTGGTAATGTCGTAGAAACTGTTATTGAAAAGCCAATTAAGAAGATTGGCAAGGAAACCTTTGATGTGGTTATGGGTACGACTGATGAAGAACGCCGTGCCATGCTTTACGGTGATATGCCTTCTCCAGAAACACCAGAGGTTACACCAGAAGTAACACCAGAGGTTGTCCCTGATGACAACACAATTCTTGGTAGAGGCAGACGCAGAACCAAGGCAAAGCGTTCTGGTGCTGCTGGCTCATTAGAAGAAGGATTTGGCGTTACTTACGCCAAGCCTAGCCCGAAAGCACCAACAGGGAGTGCATAATGTCTTTTCTAAAGCCAAAAGTTTATATACCGCCAGCCCCACCACCGCCACCGCCGCCAGCCCAAGCGAATGATGTGGATACACAAAAGGCGGTTGCTTTGGCTGAAGAGGCAACAAAAAAGGCTCGTAAGAAGAAAGGTGCTGGCTCAACGATTGTTGCTGGGGCTTTGACAGACAAGCCGGAAACAGTATCGCCAACAGGCGGCACACCAACATTATTGGGGTAATCTCATGCACATGAACTACATCAAAGATTTGATTGGCAGATATGATTATCTCAAAACCCAGCGCGACAACTGGAATAGTCACTATCAAGAACTAGCTGACTATATGTTGCCAAGAAAAGCAGATGTGGTCAAAAGCCGTTCCAAAGGCGATAAGCGCATGGAACTTATCTTTGATGGTACGGCACTGCAAGCTGTAGACCTTTTGTCATCTAGTCTTCATGGGATGCTTACCAGCGGTGCAACACCTTGGTTCCATCTTGATATGAAAGATGAAGACATAGGACGCGATGACGCTGTGCGTGAATGGCTGCAAGACAGCAGTATGCGTATGATGAGAGCGTTTGGGCAGTCAAACTTTGAAACAGAAGTTCATGAGATGTATGTGGACTTAGTTGTGTTTGGCACAGGCTGTATGTTTGTTGAGATGGAAGGCGGTGACTTACGTTTTAGCACCCGGCACATCTCTGAGTTTTATGTCCAAGAAAATCAGTTTGGCATTGTTGATACAGTATTCCGTTCATACAAATCGCCTGTGCGTCAGGTTATCCAACGCTTTGGCGTAGAGAATGTCACTGATTACATTGTAAAGAAACATCAGGAGAAGCCTGATGAAGAAATAGAAATATTGCATGTTGTCATCCCAAGAGAAGAACGGGACAAGACAAAGCTAGACAACAAGAACATGCCGTTTGCATCAATCTATATTGATATGCAGTCAGCAGCCGTACTTTCGGAAAGTGGTTTCCAAGAGTTCCCGTACATTGTCCCACGATTTTTGAAGGCGACTGGTGAGACAATGGGGCGTTCCCCCGCGATGGTTGCGTTGCCTGATGTCAAGATGCTGAACTTGATGTCTAAAACAATTATCCAAGCTGCTCAGAAACAAATAGATCCTCCCTTGCTTGTTCCTGATGATGGGTTCCTTTTGCCTATTAGAACGCAGCCGGGGGGATTGAACTTCTTTAGAAGCGGTAGCAGAGATACCATCACGCCACTGAACACAGGCGCAAACATTCCTATTGGTTTGAATATGGAACAACAGCGTAGAGAAGCCATTAGATCGGCTTTCTACGTTGATCAGCTACTATCAGGCGGTGCGCCTAACATGACCGCTACAGAGGTCATACAACGCCAAGAAGAGCGTATGAGAGTAATAGGGCCAGTTCTGGGCAGATTGATGAATGAAATGTTGCGTCCGTTGATTGATCGTGTGTTTGCCTTGATGGTTCGTGCTGAAATGCTGCCGCAACCACCAGAAATTTTGCAAGGTCGTGATGTAGACATTGAGTATGTCTCACCTCTTGCACGCGCACAGAAATCAAGCAGCTTGAACAGCACTATGAAAGCGTTGGAAATCTTAATGCCGTTGGCTCAAATGCTCCCTGTTGGAGATCACATTGACCCAGATGGGTTGGTGAAACACATCACTGAATCACTTGGAGTTCCAAAGACAACCCTGAAATCAACTGCTGAGATACAACAAACGCGTCAGCAAAGACAGATGGCAGAGCAACAACAAGCAGAAGCCATGCAGGAGTCACAAGATGTTCAAGATATAGCACAGTTGGCACAGGCTACTAGGATGGTAGGCAAGTGAACAAAGAAATAGAAAAGACAAAAGATCTTTACAAACAGACATTTAATACAGACAGTGGAGCTAAAGTCTTAACTGATCTGGAAGCTAGGTGTAACTTTAAGACACTTAGCTATGTTGCTGGCGATGCCAATGCAACAGCGTTTGAAGAAGGCAAGAGAGCCGTAATTCTTCATATCTACAACATGATTAGAGAGGAGTCATAATGTCATTAGAAAACGCCGAACAGGTAGCCCAGCCAGAGGCAACCCTTGCGCCAGCGATTGAAACGCCAGCAGAGGTAGCATCAGGCGGGTCTGGTAACGAGTTTTTGAACATGATACCAGAAGACTTGCGAGAGCATCCAAGTCTTTCACCTATTAAAGATGTACCAAACTTAGCCCGGTCATACGTCAACAGTCAGAAGTTGATAGGGGCTGACAAGTTACCATTACCAACCAATCCGACAGATGAGGATCTCGACAGGATTGCTGATAGACTAGGACGCCCAGAAACAGCATCAGGTTATGAGATAGCTGTAGATGGCAACATAATCACAGAAGAGGCAGCGCAAGATTTTGCACAGATGGCTCATGCCACAAGGCTTACGCCAGCGCAAGCAAACGGCATATTGGAATATTACAAAAATCGTGTAGAAGGTTCTGTGCAAGCAGATGCAGAAGCAAGGCATCAGTCACAGATAGACGCCAGTAACCAGCTTAAAGCTGAATGGGGTTCTAACTATGATAAACGAGTTGAGTTAGCCCAAGGTCTTGCAAACGAACTATCTGACACTCAAGCAATCACACGGATTGTTCTGGAAGATGGAACAAACTTGGGTGATCATCCTGAGTTTATTAAGGCATTTGCAAAATTCGCTGAGTTCAGGCAGTCTGTAACAAGTGAAGATACTGTTGCAGAAAAGTCACAGGTCAATCATATGACAAGGCAAACTGCACAAGCGGAGATAGATGCTATCATGCGTGGGCCTGATTACACCAGTAAAGATCCTGTTGCGCGTGATAGGGCTGTGCAAAGAGTGGCAGAGTTAATGGTTATTGTTCATGGTTGACGGTTTGACAACAAAAGAGATTAGGCTGGAATGTTTACGACTTGCTGTTGAAAATGGCACAAGTCGTGATATGATACAGCCTCATCTACTCGCAGACACATACTACGAGTGGGTAATGCAGGGTAGCGAGGAAACTCGTCCTGATGACAATCGGAAAGACGAAGGCCACAAGAAGGCCAAAAATTCTAGGGGTGTCCGGGCTATCGGGTAGCACGCTGAAAATCAAATGTCATAAAGGTAAAAGGAGACATAGATATGTCTGTTGAAGTAACCACGGCATTTGTCCAGCAGTATTCTGCAAACGTGCAGATGCTATCACAGCAGAAAGGTTCACTTCTGCGTGATGCTGTGCGTGTTGAGAGTATGCAGGGCAAAAACGCCTTTTTTGATCAGGTAGGTAAGGCAACAGCGCAAAAGCGTACAACGCGCCACGCCGACACCCCACAGATCGACACACCCCATGCAAGACGCCGGGTGTCACTTGTTGACTACGAATACGCTGATTTGATTGACGAGCAAGACAAGGTTCGTATGCTCATTGATCCAACCTCTGCCTATGCACAAGCTGCTGCTTTTGCATTGGGTCGTGCGATGGATGATGAGATCATCTCAGCAGCTTTGGGTACAGCATTTACTGGTGAAACAGGTAGCACATCAACTGCGCTTCCTGCTGGTCAGCAAATTGCTAATGGTAGTGCAGATTTGACTGTTGCAAAACTAAGAGAGGCCAAGAAGACCTTAGATCTTGCGTCAGTTGATCCGTCAATCCCACGCTACATTGCTGTAGGCCCAGATCAGATTGAAGCATTGCTTGGCGATACAAACGTCACCAGCAGCGATTTCAACACGGTCAAAGCTTTGGTACAGGGTGAAGTCAATCAGTTTATGGGCTTCAACTTCATCACAACAAATCGTCTGTCAAAGTCTGGCAACATCCGTTCATGTTTTGCATGGGCAGAGGATGGTCTTGCTCTGGCGATTGGTAAAGATGTTATGGCAAGAATTGATGAGCGTTCCGACAAAGGTTACGCAACTCAGGTCTACTATTGCATGAGCATCGGTGCTACTCGCATGGAAGAAGAAAAAGTTGTCCAGATTGACTGTGACGAATCGGCTTAAAGGAGAGTGATCAATGACTACTAGAAATTCAACTCTCGTTGCAAACTTTGAAGCCACCCCACAGGTAGCCAATGCGCCTCATAACCTACACGGTGTTGTCCGTGTGGCACAGGGTAACATTGCCTTACTTGCTGGTGATAGCACTGACAATGACATTGTTATGCTTGCACCAGTCCCAAGCAACGCAAGCATCAAGTCTCTGCAAGTAGGTGCAGACGGTCTTGGCGGTAGCTGCACATACAATGTGGGCATCTACACAAGTGCTGGCGCTGTGAAGGATGAGGACTTTTTTGCTACATCTGTAGCTGATGGCGCGGCTCTTGCTGAGTTACGTTATGAGGCAGCAGACCTAAATACTACAGGTCAGCAGTTGTACGAAATGGCTGGAGATAGCGATGATCCGGGTGGTTACTACTATATTGCGGTGACATTCAACGCAACTGGTGGTACAGCCGGAGACATGGCGTTCATCATTGAATATGTGGTGAACTAAAAACTTGAGAGGGCGGTGTGAGCCGCCTTCTCTTCTATGGCAGGGGGTCAATCCGAAACACCCCCGCCACCCACTTAGGAGTTTGCTATGGCATCAGTTGTGGATCTTTGTAACAGAGCATTAGATCTGTTAGGCGCAGCAAACATAACCGCGCTTACTGAAAACTCAAAAGAAGCTAGATTGTGTAACGGTAACTTTGATGATGTCAGGGATGCCGTTTTGCGTTCCCATCCTTGGAACATAGCAATCACAAGAAAGGCTTTGCCACGCGACTCTGACACTCCAGCATTTGGTTTTAGCTTTCAGTATACTTTGCCAACAGAGCCATACTGTTTGCGTGTCCTGTCGTTCTGGAACAGTAACGTAGATAACGAAGTTGCCGCATACGATAGCAACGTCATGTTTAAGATCGAAGGCAGAAAAGTGCTGTCAAACGAAGGCACATGCAACATCATTTATATTGGTCGTGTCACAGACACAGAGAATTTTGACTCATTGCTAAACAAAGCCATATCAGCGCGTTTGGCGGCTGAGATAGCTTACAATATAACAGGTAGCAACTCTGTTGCTCAGAACATGCTGACAATCTATGAAGCGCGTCTAAAAGAGGCTAAAGGCGTTGATAGTATGGAAGGTTTCCCAGAACAGCCGCAAGCAGATGACTTTACAAACATTAGGTTATAGAAATGGCGCGTGTCTCCAGCATAATCACCAACTTCAGAACTGGTGAGATTTCGCCTAAACTTGAAGGCCGTATTGATCTACAGAAATACAATGAGGCCGTACAAACTCTAAACAATATGGTTGTCTTCCCATCAGGCGGGGCTACTCGCAGACCGGGTACATTCTTTGCTGGGCGTTCCAAGGACGGCGGCAAAGTCAGGCTTGTCAACTTTGAGTTCAGTGATGAGCAAGCGTATGTGTTGGAGTTTGGCGCAAACTACATTCGTTTTTATAAAGATGGCGGGATACTGACAGAAGCCACTATCAACATCACAGCAATAACCAAAGCAAACCCAGCAGTTGTAACAGCCGCCGCACACGGTTTGAGCAATGGTGACAGAGTGTTTATCAAATCTGTGGTGGGCATGACAGAGATAAACAATCTTGAGTTTACAGTTGCAAACAAAACAACGGACACTTTTGAGTTATCAGGTATCAACAGTAGTTCGTTTACTACATACTCAAGCGGTGGAACTGTAGGTAAAATAGTTGAGGTGACAACTACATACTCAGTTACACAAATATTTGAGATTAATCATGCACAGTCGGCAGACGTTTTGTTCTTAGCTCATAAAGACCATGATCCAGCAAAGCTGACAAGAACCACCGCAACAAGCTTTACACTTACAGATATAGATTTCACAGATGGCCCATACCTAGACGAAAATGATACCAACACTACTCTTTATGCTTCAGCAAACACAGGAAGCGTAAGCATTGTAGCTTCTGCTGATTTATTTTCGGCATCAGATGTTGGAAGGCTAATAAGGTTCCGGGAAGTAATTGAAGTTGAACATGACGCATGGGCTGCAAGCACTAGCTATGCACAAAATGTTTTAGTTCGTCATGGGAGCAATGTTTACAAGAAAACAGACTCTGGAACAGATACTAGCGGAAACACACCGCCAGTTCATTTGTCAGGGTCTGAAACATACGGAGCAATCACATGGCAATTTCAGCATAGTGGCTCTGGTTTTGTCAAAATAACAGCGTTTACAGACGCGCGGAATGTCACTGCAACTTTCAAAAATGAAGAAGGTTTTTTACCAGCAAGCGTAGTTGGCTCAAGCAACGCTACAAAAAAGTGGTCTTTAGGCTCATTTGGTGGCAATCAGGGCTTTCCCAAGGCCGTTGCGTTCTATGAGCAACGATTGTACTTTGCTGGCACTACAGGCAAGCCACAGACCATCTTTGGCTCAGTATCGGCTGATTTTGAAAACATGACCCCCGGCACACTGGATGACTCAGCCGTAAACTTTACGATTGCATCTGATCGTGTAAACGTCATACGGCATTTATTGCCAGCTAGATTTCTACAGGTTTTGACAACAAGTTCAGAGTTTACCTTGTCAGGTGGTACAGGATCTACGCCAGTAACGCCAACAAACGTAAACGTGTTGCGAGAAACCACCTTTGGATGTTCACAGGTGCGTCCTGTCAGGGCTGGTAACAGTACGATCTTAATACAAAAAGGTCAGGAAAAGGTTAAAGAAATAACTTTTGATTTAGACACAGATGGCCTGTTGGGTATTGACTTGACAATTTTGGCTGACCACATACCACGCGGCGGTCTGACAGATATGGTCTGGCAACAGGAACCAGAGTTGATCTTGTGGTTTGTGCATACTGATGGACGGTTAGTTGGTCTGACCTATGACCGGGCAAACGCTGCTATTGGATGGCATGACCATGCGATTGGCGGTAGTGGTGTTGTGGAAAGCGTGACAGCAATCCCATCAGGCGCAGAGGATCAGGTGTATGTATCTGTCAAAAGAACCATTGATGGCAGCACAGTAAGACACATTGAGTTCTTAAAAACTATTGAGTTTGGGACAGACGTTGCTGACGCATTTTATTTAGATAGCGGTCTTACATATTCTGGATCAGCAACAACAACTATATCTGGCCTAAATCATTTAGAAGGTGAAACTGTTTCTATATTAGCGGATGGTGCTACCCATCCAGACAAGACTGTATCAGGCGGCAGCATTACCTTAGAAAGATCTTCTTCAAAGGTTCACATTGGATATAGTTATACATCCACAATAGAAACATTGCGTATTGAAGCTGGCGCAGATGATGGTGTAGCGCAGGGTAAGATCAAGCGTATACATGGCGTGACTGCACGTTTCTTCAATACAGTTGGCGCAGAGTTAGGCCCAGACACATCTAACCTAGACAGATTACCATTCCGCGATAGCAGCATGGCTATGGATAAAGCTGTGCCATTGTTTAATGGTGATAAAGAAATAAGTTTCCCGGCTGGGTATGAGAATGACGCGAGAGTGGTTATCAGACAGTCACAGCCTTTGCCTATGACGGTTCTTGCTATTATGAGAAGGTCAAACACATTCGATGCTTGAGGTAGTTAAATTCAACGCGGATCATGTCGCAAAGATAGAAACGAACTTTGATTTGCCCAAGTCTTTCAAAGATGCGTTTAAGTCAGGTGATGCTGTTGATGCCTTTACTGTCATGCAGGGCGACACGGTGGTAGCTATTGGCGGTATACATGTGTTGTGGGAAGGCGTTGGAGAAGGCTTCTGTATGCTGTCAAAACACGCTGGCAGATGGCAAACGTCAGTTGCACGATATGCAAAAACGATGTTTGAAGGTATAATAGCAAACAATGACTTGCACAGAGTACAAGCAAGCATCAATGAATTAGACCCAGAGGCCATTAGATTTGCTAGATGGCTAGGGTTCAAAGACGAAGGCATGATGCCCAAGTATGGGCCAGATGGCTCAAACTATTATAGGATGTCAATGGTGTTATAATGATTGGCGCAATTTTAGGATACAAGGGTAATCAGGCAGCGGCAAAAGCCGCACAGGGCGTTGCTGAGTTCAATGCACAGGTGGCTGAAAACGAAGCTGTAATCTTGCAACGGAAGAAGACTGCTGAAGACGCTAACCTTAGAAAAGTATCTGAGCGTACTATTGCTACCCAGCGCGTAGCTACAGCCGCATCAGGCATTGAAATGTCTGGTAGTGCGCTTGAATCGTTGAAAGACTCATACATGAATACACAAATGGATGCTTTGAACTTGGCATATGCTTCAGACATTGAGCAAGCTGCAAAGGCAAGCGAAGCCGCGTTGACAAGGGCAGAAGGCAGAGCAAGGGCAACAGCTTACAAAACAGCTTCATATCAATCTTTACTAGAAGGCGCAGAGCAAGCAGCAAAAGCTATGGGATAATATAATTATATGAGTTGATCAAATGGTACAGATTAAAAAATATGAACAACAGGTAGGAGTAGTAGCTGGCGGTCTTGGGCCAAGGGCTAGTGGTGCATTTGAAGCACCCGGCAAAGCTGCTGCTGCGTTTGGTGCGAAGCTTGATCAGGTAACTTATGACTTTTTGCAAAATCAAAAAAACGCCGAAACTCGCCGTGAAAAAGATGAATACTTTACTAGCACAAGCCAAGAGGCTGATGACTATGTAAGAAATGACAAAAGCACTGATACAGAGACTTTCCAAGCAAATTTCAAAAGAAATATTGTAGACAAGAAAATTAATGACATAGATGCTAGAACGGATTTGTCTAAAGGCCAAAAGGACGAGATTAAAAGATCACTGTCATCAACTTTTCTTTCGTTCCAGTTTAAGGGTGAAAACGAAGCGTTTAGAAAAGGCAGAGCCTTACAAACAGATGCGTCAAAGGCCAAGATAGAAGAGATGATACGTCAAGCGTCTAACGTGCCAGAAACGCACCCTGACAGAAGGCGGTTAGAAGCAGAGATAGATCTTGAATTAAGAAACAATCTTGTTGATGGCATCAGAACTGGATATGACAGTGACTCAATCAAGCAAGGCTTCAAGGCCATTGACCTTGGCAAACAAATAGACGCAGCCGCAAGTATTGATGAGTTAGATAATATAGCAGAAACCATACCCGGCAAAGGTATGGCTGATACCACTCAGCAAACATACAAAAACAGAATAAGAACAAGAAAGCGCGAAATGCGTGGATTGTCTTATGATCAGGCTATTGGCGATATTGATGCTTTGTCTGTGTCTGCGGCTGATCAAGAGGGTTTGCAAGATGCAATAATGAATGGCAAGCCTTTTGTTGGTGTGACAGATGACGGTCAACAGAAAGTAATCAATACGGCTGATTTGACTAACGGTCAGAGAATGGCTCTTGTTCGTTCCGTTGCTGATCCAAAGTTTAAGGATTTGGTAGATCTTACACAGCAAAATGCTGTTGATGACATAACTGAGTCAGAAGATCCATTGTCCATGTTCCAAAGTCAGGTAAGCAACCCAGAGGGCAGAGAAACAAGAGATATTGAATTAGGTGTGCTTGAAGCCGCTGAACAGATGTCACAAGCCGCACAGAACGGGCTTGCGACAGGAGATATGACAACGGAAGAAGTGACATCAATGCTTGCTCAAACTGAACAGCTTTTGCAGAGCGAGGTAAGCCCAAACGGTGCGTTGTCTAAAAGAGCCGACAAGTTTGGTGATGCAGCCCAACAGACTTTATCAAGGGTCGCAAAAGTAAGAACAGCATTAGCCAAGAGGGTCAATACTGAAAGCAAACGTGACGTATTGAGAGATGCGGCTAAAAATGGAACTTTGCTTAACGCATCTAATCAACCTGATCTCAAGGCTTCTACAGATGATGTGCAAGCTGTTGTAAATGAAAACCTTGATGCTCTGAAGGATAGCCCACAGAAACAGTTAGACTTCTTGCAGAAAAATGGTGTGACTTCACAAGTTTTCACAGACACACTTGTAAAGCATAAAGGAAGATTATCTGATCCAAACAAGACGGATATTGACGATGAGGATAGGTTTGCCATCACCTTGTTTAGAAACATGGAGATGAGAGAAGACTTATTGAATAAGCACCTCAATGCAAAAGATCTTGCTTGGTGGAGAAGCTTTGAAACTTTGTCTGATGTTTATGGTGATGAGGGTGCGCTTCAGCAGATGAGGTTGCAAGGAGACATTGACCCAGAAGCGTTTTCTAAAGAATTAGACAGAACTTTAGATGTCACAGACGCACAACTCACTCGTCAGCCTTGGTATAAGTTTGATTTAGACTCACCGCAAAACACCGGATACATGAAGCAAGAAATAAAAGACCTTGCAAAAGAGTATATAAAAATGGGTGTTGGCGTGGACAAAGCACTTGAAAGAGCCGGAGAAGATCTGGCTAGAAGCCATACTTTGATTGGTTCTGTGCTTGTTCCTAATTTGCCTGAGTTTGGGCAAGGTGGAGAACTGTCAAACATCAAAGAAATAGCCACGTTGGTCATTGATGATTTTGCTAAAACAAACAAACAGATGCTTGAAGATGCGGGGCTGGATAAGGGCAACATAGGGTTGCTTAACATCGAAGGAACGGCTGACAGGTTCTATCTAGTAAGAGATGGCGGCTTCCCAATTCAAAACTCAGATGGCAAATACATGTCCTACACAAAAGAAGAGTTGATGAAGCTTGGGCCTGATGCAGCAAAAGTGGCGGCAGATAACAGTTTGCAGAGCGTCAATGATGCACTGGCTCAAACAGGCGCACGAATTGAACGTACAGAAAATGTAGAAGACATAGACGCTTTTGATGTGGAAACGATGAACTGATGGCAGAAGAAGATTTCCTTACCCCATCCAAGCCTGTAGCAGTTGAAACACCAGAGTTTCAAGCTTTTGCAAAGGCAGAGCGTCAAAGAGAGATAGAGGCGCAAAAGCCAGAGGTGTCTTTCTCAGACTTTATTGGCGCAAGCATCGAAGAAGACTGGATGACCTCTTATGCTTTTCAAAACAAAGAAGAGTTTGCTCCTGATTTGAACTATCTCAAAGAGGGCATTGATCAAGAACTTTACGATGAACTTACCGCTGGGATACCAGAAAATTACCACGATTACTTGGAAGATACTGTAAGCGAAGCACATGCAAGAAGTATGCGTGAAACAGTTTTGCAGTCAGTTGAGAATGAAAAGAAGATGCAGTCTTGGGGATGGTACGGTGTTCCTTTGAGGCTGGCTACAAACATTGCTGACCCCGGAGCGATAGGGGCAACATTACTTACAGAAGGTGTTGCTGCTCCTTTGATATGGGGTAACAAGCTTTCAAGAGTTGGTCGCATCGTTAGAGGTGCAATAGGTGGCGCAGCATCAAACGCTGCCATAGAAGGCTATATAGCCTCTGAGAGCGTCACAAGAGATGAATATGATGTTTTGTATGCCGCTACCGCTGGGATGCTTCTGGGGGGTGGTATAGGAGCAATAAGCAGGGGTGTGGGTAACGAGCCTGAGTTGCGTCAAGCGCACGAAAACCTGTTGCAAGAAGTTGAAGGCGCACAGAAAGCAGAGTTAGAGGCCAGAGCAAAACAAGACTTGCTTGGAGAAAGAAGCGTTGGTGCGGCTGAAGCACCATTTGACCCGCCTTTGATGGAAAGAAATCTGAGAGATACGGATGCAGTAGAAGCGACTATTGAAAACTTTGGCGAAATGCAAAAGTCAGAGTTTTCTAGTTTGCGTATCGACATGGCTAACTACATGCTCAGTTCTGACAACCCAATAATAAATGGTTTGGGAAGGATTTTAGGAGAAGATGCGGTCGGTGTGCGTGGCGATAATGTTATTGAGTCAACTGCTGATTTGCTGAAGACAAACGCCTTCAAAGGCAAACTTGCACGTTTCTATCAAACCTATGGTGTGGAATACAGAGCGTGGGCAAAAGAAAACAATGTAGGTTTCTTTGCTAGATCAAAGTCAAAGAACAGAACTTCTTTTGGCGAACAAGTAGCAGACGCTATTGAAAACCCTGATGGCATACATTCTCCAGCCGTAAAGCGTATGGCACAGAGAAATGCAACTTTGTATCGTGATATTCTGCGTGAAGCAAAAGAAGCTGGCGTCAAGGGCTTTGAAAATATCCCAGAAAACCTGACGTATTTTACTCACAGATGGAACAAATTTAAGTTTGATGATCTGCGAGGCAAGATTGGTGATGATGGCATTGAAGATTTGCTAACACAGGGGTTAGTAAGAGGAACAACTGATCTTACTGAAGACGCGGCTGCACAAATAGCCAAAGCCATGAACATAAAGATTAAGAGTGATTTAGCCGGGTTAGACTCTGGTTTTTCACGATTGTTCACTGCTGATAGCAGAGACACGCTCAAACAAATAATGAAAGAAGAACGTTTCGGCAAAGAAGAAAACGGTGTCTTCAGACCATTTAATGATAACGAATTAGATAATCTTTTAGGTTTGTTTGAACAGTCACAAACAGGCGTCCCAGCAAGAGCAAAGTACAGGCTCAAATTTGATATGGAGACAGCGTTTGAGGCTAACAACAAACTTACAGGAACAAGGGAATTTTTTTCCATAAAAGACTTGCAAGAGCGTGATGCTGAACAAGTCTTTACTCTTTATGCAAACGAAATGTCTGGGCGTATTGCTCTTGCCAAGAAAGGCATCAAATCAGAAAGTGATTTTGAAACTCTTATCAGTCAGGCAAAAGATTACGCTACTAATGAAGGCGTTGGAAAAATAAGAAAAAGAAATAGGAAGAGAATCAAAAAAGAAGAAGAAGTTGCAAGAACCATCTACAATATGATCTTAGGCAGAAGACCGCCAAACTCACCTGATGCAGATGGCGCGTACATGAGGATTTCACGCCTTATTCAAGATTACAACTTTATCAGATTGATGAACCAAGTCGGATTTGCACAATTTGCTGAACTTGGAAATGCTGTGCAAGTGGGTGGCATTAGAGGATTGATCAGGGTTGTGCCTGAGTTTAAGGCCATGATCAAACGTGCTGAGAACGGCGAATTGACTGACCCTGTTTTGCGTGACATTGAAGCGTTCTATGGCACTGGCGCAGAGCGTATGACAAATCAGATGATCCATAGAATTGATCAGCTTGAAACAAATTCACCTTATGGGCGTGGCATCCTTGATGGCATACAAAGGACTGCCGACAGAGCAAAAAGAATTACTGCTGACGTATCTGGCATGGCCCCCATAACTCTTGGCCTTGAGCGTGGGACATCTAGAATTGTTATGCAAACGCTTGCTGACATGGCCTTTTCAAACAAATCACTGAGCGTCCAGAGAATGAAAAGCCTTGGCCTTGGTGACGATGAAGCACAGCTTGTTTTTGACAACTTCAAACAACATGCAAAATTACAAAATTCTTATTTGTTTAAGACAAAAAAATTAAGAGAAATAAATCTTGAGCAATGGGATCCAAAGGCTAGAGATATTTTAGGGATAGCCGTTGCAAGGTGGACAAGAAGAGCCATTCAACAAAATGATGTTGGCAATCTAAGTCTGTTTATGACCAAAGAATACGGAAAGATGTTGGTTCAGTTTAGAACCTTTATGATCGTTTCTCACGCGAAACAGCTACTGCATAACGTCAAAATGTTTGATATGAGAGCATTTCAAGCAATGATGTATTCATCTATTTCTGCTGGTTTAGCCTATACTGCACAGCAACAGATACAGATGATTGGATTGAGTGATGAAGAAAAAAGAGAGCGTAAAGAAGAAAGGCTTTCATATAGTGCTATAGCAAAAGCTACATTTGCAAGGTCTAGTTACGCAGCATTTGTTCCGGGGACTGTTGACACACTATACGATATTTATGGAGCAGATCCATTTTTTGCAAATTACAGAAGCAGCGGCCTTGACAGCAACTTGGTAACAGGAAACCCAAGTTACCAAATTTTGTTTGGTGCGTCTGGTGTTGAAAATCAGCTAAAAACTTTAGTTAGAACAGGACTAAATCCTGACTATCAAATGAGTAGAGGTAAGGCTAGATCGCTTTTGACCGCTTTACCTTTCTCGAACGCTATGGGGATACAGAACGCAATTAGAATAGCAACAGAAGATTTACCTACAGAAAGTAGAGTGGACTAGCCGTTTGATGATTTATCTGATAATATGCGGAACAACTGGAGACATAAATGACAGTTAGCACTACTAACACCAGAAACAGCTATAGCGGTAACGGCAGCAATACCGTTTTCGCTTATACGTTTAAGATCTTTGATGATGACGATATTACAGTCATCGTCCGTACTGATTCGACTGGTGTTGAAACCACAAAGACCAAGACAACACATTACACCGTCTCTGGTGTAGGTAGTGCTAGTGGTGGCAATATTACATTTGGAACCGCCCCAATATCCGGGGAAACTGTTGTTCTGCTTAGAACTACAGCGCGTACTCAGCTAACTGATTATGTCGCAAACGATCCGTTCCCAGCCGACACACACGAAGACGCGCTAGATAAGCTTACATTTATCGTACAAGAACTTGAAGAAGAAATTGGGCGTTCACTCAAGCTGTCACAGACAAACACCATTGCTACGGCTGAGTTTACGGTAGGCGCGACAGACCGCGCTAATAAGATACTTGGCTTTGACACTAGCGGTGACTTGGCTATTTTCCAAGAAATTGGCACGTTCAAAGGCACAGACGCAACAACAACTACGGCGGATTATGTTGAGCGTGATATTGTCAAATCAACTTCTACATCTGAACTAAACAATGTTTATATCGCGCTACAAAACTCATCTAGTGGCACAGCACTTACAAACACAAACTTCTGGGCGTTGCTTGTAGACGCAGTATCTGCGGCAACATCAGCTACAAATGCTGCTGCTAGTGCTGCAACAGCTTTAAGTCACAAAAATGATGCTGAGACTGCAAAGACAGCAGCGGAAACAGCAGAAACAAACGCCGCTACAACATTAACGACATTCCAAAATCAATATCACGGCGCGTCAAGTTCAGACCCGACATCTAACCTAGATGTTGGGGATTTGTATTTTAACACCACTGACGGTGATATGCGTGTTTACAATGGTAGCGCATTTATCAACGTAGTTACCGCGATAGGCAACCTAGCGAATGTTGTTGAAGATAGCACTCCACAGCTAGGCGGCAATCTTGATACTAATGGCAATGATATTGTTACAGCATCTAATGCTAACTTAGACCTTGCGCCGAATGGTACAGGTGCTGTGGTTGTAAAGGGTAATACAAACCCCGGCACTGTGATATTCAACTGTGAAAGCAACAACCACGGTCAAACAGTCAAGGCACAACCTCATTCGGCTTCTGTTACAAATACATTGACGCTTCCGGCTGGTGGCAACCAAGAGATTGTTGGCACAACAGCCACACAAACACTAACAAATAAATCTATTGATGGCGCACAGCTTACTGGTTCAGTAGCTACAGCCAGATTAGATACTGGCACATCTGCAAATCAGATTGTTACACTTGATGGTTCAGCTAAGTTGCCAGCCGTAGATGGTTCACAGCTAACTAATCTCAGCTTTACTGAATCTGACCCATCAGCATTAGCATTTGCAATAGCGTTAGGATAGTACAATGGCAAACGCATTTTTATCAGAAACAGACACAGCGATAGGCACAGGTGCTGCTACTATTTTTACCTGTCCTAGTAGCACTGAAACAACAATTATTGGTCTAAGTATATCTAACATAGTTACTAGCCAAATTACAGTTGACGTAAAACTCAATGGGGCTGGACGCACAAGCGGTGCGGTTGACAATGTACATCTTGTAAAATCTGCACCCATTCCTGTTGGCGGCAGTTTGGTGGTTGTCGGAGGAGACCAAAAAGTTGTAATGGAGCCGGGCGATACAATAACAGTACAAAGCAACACAGCAAGTTCTGCTGATGTAGTTCTTAGCCATCTTGATATTACATAAGGATTAGCCAATGGCATATCTTGGAAACACACCAGCCGAACGATTTAGTTCGATGCAATATCAGGACTTTACTGGCGTTACAGGTAGTCCAACAGCAAAGCGCGATTTTACGCTAAATCATTCTGTTGGAAGTGCAAATGAGATAGAGGTTTTTGTTAATAATGTTAGGCAAGAACCATCTGTAGCATACACAGTATCTGGCACTTTACTAAGCATGACGGGCGATGTTGAGACTACTGATGATTTCTATGTAGTGTTCCAAGGTCTTGCCCAGCAGACTGCAACCCATCCACCGACACATGGTTTAATAGCTACAACTGGTACATTTAATTCTACGTTATCTGTTACTGGCGCGGCTACAGCTACTGGCGGCTTGAATGTAGGCACAATCAAAGATGCATCTGCTACGACAACGGCTATGACAATAGATAGCAGTGGGCGGATACTAACACCAGCTAGGCCAGCGTTTAGCGTTTATCGCACAGACAGTTCTCTTACAGGTATAAGTGGTCAGGTTACTTTTAATAATACTCATTTTGATATTGGCAGTAATTGGAATACTAACTACTTCGAAGTACCAATCGATGGGATTTATATGTTTAGTTGGAATCTGTTTACTGCAAATAGTTCAGGTCAACTTGAGGCGGCAAATTCGCCGGTTGTTGCAAATATTGAGAAGTCTACAAACGGCGGTTCTAGTTATGATACTTCACTGTTTGAAGGCGTAACAAACATACAATCAACAGCTTACCGTGAACAAATGAATTTGAACGGTATTATACAGCTTAATGCAAATGACAGAGTAAGATGTCACATGACCACTGGACACGCATTTAGTGACACAAGAACAGATGGTTTAACATTCACTGGTTTCTTAGTGGGGTAATAAGAATGGCACTTTCTAAAATACAAAGCGGAAGTATAAACCTTGCTGATACATTTGCCTTTACTGGCACGGTGACAGGCGCTGGTGGATTAGTACATCTTCAAACAACCGAAGCAACAGGCAGTGCATCTATTACATTTAATAGTTCAGTTATGGATGTAACAAAATATGAACGCTATGTTTTTTATGGTAACTTCTTACCTGTTGGAGATGGCACTGATTTAATTTTTAGGTTTTTAGATAGTGGTGGCAGTGCTATTACCACATCAAATGCCTATGAAACATTTTTAGAAGGTGGTTCTTTGACTAATAGGAATTATGGTCAAATTTGTGGTAACACAGGTAGTGTTAACGATAATGAGATAGGCTGTATATTTCAAAGTTTTCTTGACTTCAAACAAAGAGGGGCAGCAGATATATGTGCCTCTTTAACAAGCATCACATTTAGAACCAACTCAAATACAGTAGGTGCTGTAGTGCAATCTGGTTCGTTCTTAGACCCGGTTTATGTTACAACACAACCAACAGGTATAACATTTTTTTGCGCAGATGGTGGCAATTTTGCTAGATGTAAAATCGGGGTGTTTGGTGTACTAGGTTCAGCATAGGTAATAATATGACAAGATATAATATTATAAATGGTGTATCAGTTCCTTTCACAGCAGAAGAAAATGCACAAAGGGATGCTGATGAAAAAGCATGGAATGATGGGGCGGCTGAACGAAATATATCAGCATTGCGTATAGAACGTAATGCAAAGCTGGCTGAAACAGACCATTACGGATTGTCAGACCAAACCATGACAGACGATATGTCTACTTATCGTCAAGCCTTGCGTGACATCACTAAAACATACTCATCACTAGATGAGGTAAAGTGGCCGGAGAAACCATAATGGCATACATAGGCAAATCCCCAACAGGCACTGGCGTAAGGTCACGGTATTATTACACTGCTACGGCTGGCGCTACATCACTGTCTGGCGCAGATGACAATAGCAACACGCTAGTATTTAGTGATGGCAACTATGTAGATGTATCATTGAACGGTATAGCGTTGGTTGCTGGCACTGACTACAACACTTCCACAACTAACACGATTGCTGGTTTGGCTGCTTTGTCTGCTGGCGATATTGTTGAGGTTGTTGTCTATGACATCTTTGGAATAGCTGACACTGTATCTGCCAAGAATGGCGGTACGTTTAGTGGTAATATTACTGTTAATGGCGCGATAAATGCTACTTCATTTAGCGGCGATATCACTTCTGTTGCAAGAGTATCAGAACAAGTATCTTCTAACGCAGGAGCATCTACATCAGGGTCTTGGGTAAAAAGAGCATTGAACACAGAAGAATTTGACCCAGATAATATTGTGACCCTGTCGAGCAATCAGTTTACCTTGGGTGCTGGTAAATACCTTCTTTATTTTGACGCAACTGGGTACAAAACTGGCAGGCATACAGCAAAAATTTACAATGTTACAGACACTGCCGATGTTGGAAAAGGTCTAAACGCATACGGTGCTAGTGGATACGATGTTAATACTGTCAGTAGTGGAATGGCGTTTGTAAATATAACTGGTTCTAAAGTCTTTGAGTTGCAGTGGCAGTGTACCGCTTCAAAAGCAACAAACGGTCTTGGTTCTGGGGGTTCTGGTAATATATCGCCAAATACTTTTAGTTCAGTAACCGTTTTGAAGGTGGGTTGATATGGCTTGGGTTTTGTTAGATAGCAATAAAATAGTTATTCAAAAACAACCGAATGAAGCAGAGGGTTTTGTTGAGGTTGATGACAATGTTTTTTGTGGTCAAGTGAAGAACAAAGATGGTGCGTTTGTAAACCCAACTGAAAGCGCAGAAGACTTGATGCTTGCTTTGCGTGAAGAGCGAAATTCATTGTTGTTAGAGACAGATTGGTGGGCGAATTCTGATTTGACGATGACCGATGCTCAGAAAAAATATCGTCAAGACTTAAGAGATATAACTGAAACCGCCACATCTCTTGATGATGTGAATTGGCCTACGAAGCCGGAGTAAAGATATGAGCAGAGCCAGAGACTTAGCAGATTTAGGTGGCAGCGCAGATGCGGGTGGCCTGACAGGTGCAAACGCCTTGATTAACGGTCAGTTTGCTGTAGCGCAAAGATCCACCTCGTTTACATCTGGGGCTAATAATGACACAGACTATACGCTTGACCGCTGGAAGCTGTTTTCTGATGGAAATGATATAGTTGATATAACGCAAGAGACATCTACTGTGCCTACAAACAGGCAGTATGCTATTGCTTTGGATGTTGAAACAGCTAACAAAAAGTTTGGCATTGCACAAATTATAGAACAAAAGAATTGTGTCAATCTTATTGGCGAAACTGTAACTCTTTCGTTCCAAGCGAAGGTATCAGCGACAACAAATCTGGACAATGTAAAAGCCGCCATTATTGCTTGGGATGGTACGGCTGATACAGTAACGTCTGATATGATTTCTGCTTGGGGTGTAGAGGGTACGAACCCGACCTTGGCTACTAATTTTACCTATGAGAATACGCCAGCTAATTTGAATCTAACAACCTCATATGCAACATATTCTGTCACCGCTTCTGTTGATACAGCGAGTGCAAAAAACATTGTCGTATTTATCTGGTCAGATGTAACAACTACATCGGCTGGTGAGTTTCTTTATTTATCTGATGTAAAGTTGGAAGCTGGTCAAACAGCCACGCCATTTGAACACGAGGATTACGGCGCTACACTTGCTAAGTGTCAGAGGTATTATTCACATTCTGGTTTTCATAGTGGAACTCCATATGGGGGTGGTGGTTGTACTATGTATTGCAGTAATTCAAGCGAAAGCGGGGGAACTATTGTGTTTCCTGTCACAATGAGAGATGCGCCAACTGTTAGAACTAAAGACAGTGCTGGAAACATAGGTGGCATACATAGGGCAGGAGTTGGAAATATTACGAGTGGTATTACTATAAATTGGTCTGGAAATACAGAATCAGATAAAGTTGGGTTTTCTGGCCTTAAAAAAACAGGCGCTTGGTCACAAGGTAATTTGCTTATTGGTGTATGGGAAGCAAATGCGGAGTTATAAATGATTATTAGTGAAGCAAAATATATCAGAAACACTATTGAGGACAAAAACGTAGGTGTTTTTTGCAGAATTGATGGCATCCAATCTAGTGTTCCAATGTCTACAGGAAATTCCGACTACGCAGAAATTTTGCGCCAAGTGGAAGCTGGCGAACTGACTATAGCGGATGCTGACTGATGTCAAAGCCAACCTTGCAATCTATTCATGTTGAATTAGAAAAGCATATGGCTGTATCTGATGAGCGTTGGACAGAAACTATACTTCGTATCAAGCGCATCGAACATATTATGATTGGCTCTGCTGGCACGATGATTGTCTTGTTGCTGGGTGTTATCTTGCGAGGCTGACATGGAGCCTATCACAACAGCCGTTGCAGCCGTTGCAGCCGCCAGTAATGCCATAGCATTTATCAAAGCAAGGATTAACGATGTTCAATCTGTTGCTGATATTTCATCACAAATCGGTACGCTCTTTGACTGTCAAAAGAAACTCAATGATGAGCGTAATAAACAAGCTGGTGTCGGTGACATCAAGTTTCAAAGCAGTATTGATGCGGTTCTTGAAGCAAAGAAATTACAGGAGCAAATGCAAGAAATCAAAACTATGATTAACTTGCGGTTTGGCCCGGACACATGGCAGGAAATCGTTGACCTTCATAATAAGAAACTCAGAGAACAAAAAGAGGCAGAGAAAGCGGCGCGTAAAGAGGCTGCACGAAGGGCCAAGGAAATTGAAGAGACGATTAAAACAACGATGCTTGTCACCTGTATCATTGCAGTCACAATAGCTTTATTTGTTTTCTTGTTCGTTACTGTAGCGCAAAGTAGTGCAGAGGAGATTGTGTTGTGACAAATTGGTGGAAGCGATACATACAGTTTAATCTAACAGCCAAGCTAACAATGCTTGCATCTGTGGCTATGTCATGGCGTTGTGCAGAATGGTTTATGAATTTGGAAGATCCAACAACCCAGCAATCAGCATTTGTATCTGTAATTATGGGTGTGATGACAGGCGTGTATGGCATTTATCTTGGTAAGGAAGCAAGGACTCCAAAAGAATGAATGAGGCGTTGTTTGTTTTAGTCATTAGCATGTGGGGGAATGATGGGGTAGCCAATCATCCAATAGGGCATGTGACATTACAGCAGCCTATGACCGAGGAACAATGCCAGTGGTTAATAAGCGATGGCTTGTGGAGTCATTCTGTAAACAATGAGTTTTATTTTATGATACCTCAATGCTATCCAGTAGAATGTGCGGGTCAAAAAAGTTGTAGTTGATGCCAAAGTTAAATGAGAACACTGAACTGGCAATGCCCATACGCAATTTGATTGCGTTAGTTGGTGCGGCAACGGTTGGAACATGGGCTTACTTTGGTGTTATTGAACGGCTAAATACCATTGAAAATAAACTTATCTTGATGGAAACTGATCTGGCTATGAATACAGAGTTTCGTATTAAGTGGCCTAGAGGAGAGATGGGTAGTCTGCCAGCAGATTCTGAACAGTTTATGATGATTGAACACTTGGCTAGTGAGTTGGAAAAACTGGCAGAAAATATAGAATCAGGTAATGCGCCACACGACCAACAGCAGAAGCTGGTCTTAGAGTTTTATGACAGGCGGCTTACAAAGATTGAGGACAACATAGAAAAGTTGACGAACAAATGATTGAGATGACATTTGTTTTACTGTTGATGATAGGTGAAGAGCGTGTTGAGTATACGCCTTACAAGAACCTGTCTGAGTGTTTGAACATACGGCGCAAGATAAAACGCAATGTCGGACACACTGCTGATTTTGATAAGAAGTGGTCATGCAAGCAGCTAAAGGTAAGGCTGCAAGCTGGTGAGATTATGGAGATTATAGAAGAAGAATGATACAGTTATTAGGAGTTGTTGGCAGTCTGGCGCAGACATTTCTTGAAGGCAAGGTCGAGAAAGAAAAAGCCAAATCAGAGATAATGAAGACTGCCGCCCAGCATGATAGCAAGTGGGAAATGATTATGGCTGAGTCCACCAAAGGATCTTGGAAGGATGAAGTAATCACAATAGCCGTACTAACCCCTTGTATTTTATCGTTTATTCCGGGAATGGAAGATGTTGTGAAGTCTGGCTTTGAGCGACTTAGTGAGTTGCCGGACTGGTATCAGAATATTTTATACGTTACAATTTTAGCGGGGCTGGGTTTGAAAGGGCTTGATAAATTTAGGAGAAAGTGATGAGTTTGTATCGCAACATCCATGCAAAGCGTAAGCGTATCAAGGCTGGCAGTGGTGAGAAGATGCGTAAGGTTGGACAGAAAGGTGCGCCAACTGCAAAGAACTTCAAGCAAGCCAAGAGGAAAAAGCGATGAAACGTAAGTTTGCAAAGGTTCCTAAAACTAAGGGTGGTGTGCCAAAGAAATATGTGCGCGGTGCCAAGAACCCAAAGAAGCGTGAGGCAGAGATCAAACGCACTGCCAAGCTGTATCGGCAGGGCAAGCTGACCCCGGCTATGATGGATCGTATTAGCAAGCAGAGGAGCAAGGGGTAATGTCTAAGTATGCAAGTGTTTCTGGTGCTTCACGGTATTCTAAATCAACTCTTGATAAGGTCTACAAGCGTGGGCTGGGTGCGTACTATTCATCAGGCTCTAGGCCAAAGACATCTGCACATGCTTGGGCTATGGGTAGGGTAAAATCTTTTGTGTCTGGTAAAGGCGGTGCAAGGAAAGCTGATTCGGATTTGCTACGCGGTGGTAGCAAGAAGAAGAAAACAACCGCAAAGAAAAGGAAGAAGTAATGGGCAAAGGCGTAAAACATTATTTTAGAGACGGTACTTTGCACAAGGGTGGCACACACAAGATGCCAAACGGTCAGTTACATTCTGGCAAAACACATGGCAAAACATCCAAGCGTTTGTTTCACTTAAAAGACTTGTCTAAAACTGCACAGGCAAAAGCAAAGAAAAGCAGATGAACAAAGATAAATTACGCGAAGAGATAGCTGAAGACGAGGGTTGCAAGTACGAGGTGTATTTAGATCACCTTGGTTTGCCAACGTGCGGTATCGGTCATCTTATCACTGAGGCTGACGAAGAGCATGGCAAGGCTGTTGGCACTGTCGTTGAGCAAGAGCGTGTCAAACAGTTGTTCTCTCTTGATATGGCTGTGACTCTTGATGAGTGCCGGGTGCTATATGATGACTTCGATGATCTGCCAGAAGAGTGCCAGCACATCATAGCTAACATGATGTTCAACATGGGTCGTCCCCGGTTATCAAAATTTAAGGGAATGAAGGCTGGCGTAGATGCTAGAGACTGGGACAAAGCGGCAGATGAAATGGTAGACTCGCGGTGGTATACTCAGGTACCCAACCGGGCTAGACGTTTGGTAGATCGTATGAGGGCATTGGCAGATGGCTAAAACACCCGCATGGCAACGCAAAGCTGGCAAGAACCCGAAGGGTGGCTTGAACGCTAGAGGCCGTGCGTCTGCTAGACGGCAGGGTATGAATCTAAAAGCACCTGTAAAGAAGGGCGACAACCCCAGACGCGCTAGTTTCTTGGCTCGTATGGGAAACATGAGGGGGCCAGAGAGAAAGAATGGCAAGCCGACACGGTTGTTATTATCACTCCGGGCATGGGGTGCCAGTAGCAAAGCTGATGCAAAGAAGAAGGCAGCAGCAATCTCCAAACGCAACAAGGCCAAGAAAGGAAAGAAGTGATGTACGGCAAAAAGAAAAAAGCAGGGGCCAAGAAGAACGGCCTGACCGCTAAACAAAAGACTTTACCTATGGCTCTTCAGAAGAAGATCATGGGTGCAAAGAAAAAGAAAAAATAAAACAAGGGGCAGAGTGAAAACCAAACTGTATGGTCTTACTCTTGCCCCTCTATCGTTGGTCTTGCCTTTATTCAAGGCGGTGTCCAACAAACAAAAGATTTATAGCACCAACTCTCCACCATTTGCAATGTATTGAGCAAGACATTCTATGATGTGGGCTTCTGTTGTGTACCCGGCTGAGTCACACAGAGGCACCACATGATTTGCTTTTAGCGGTTCAAAGCCGTGATGCTCTAGTATTCTGAACGGCCCCCACCCCAACAGTATCAAACCAGCATAGTAGTTAGGTGCTACCAGTCTCGCTTCTTTGATGTCGATATGCGCTTTGAGCGAAACAACTTTCGTTTCCATAGCACAACAACTCCCCTAGTCCATTGATTACCCAATCACCACCAGACATCGGCATCTGCTTCTCACAACGCTCACAAGTTACCCATTGCTGCATTGCTGGCGTTTTAACGGCTGTCTGGCGGCTCTTGCGTCTTTTGTGCCTAGTTACCACCGCTTTGTGACACTTGGCTGTTGTGGGGCTTCCTGACGCCCTTCTGGGTAATGTTTCACTTCTACTGCTTCTGCAATGGGTTTGAACCCGGCTTGTGAAACATTGTCTGCAATGCTATCGGCTGACTCTACCATGATGACTTCATTGATTGCGATGCCAATAGATCCATCAGCCTCTGTCCAAGCTGACGCCTCATACTTGCTATCTGGCGACAGTGATACAGGCCCAACCTGTTTCATGATAGGGTCATAACACTGCACATTTGCATTGCCAAAGTCCGGCGCACGATCTGATTTCTTGTCCCGGTTAGGGAACAACTTAAAACCAAATACTTTCTTTCTTTGTTTTACAGGCATTACTTCAACTCCACTTTTAATCTACGCGCAGCTTGCGCTAGGGTTTCTTCAATCTTATTGAACACTGCTGGCGCATGTTCTTTTGCATGTCTCATGCGTCCAGCAAAAAAGTCTGGCGAAACCAATATCTCCAAGTCATTAGATGTTTTCATGTTAGCTGGACTACATTTCATATCAACTTCACGCAAAAAGTCCCTTGCCTTCTGCTCTTCTGGGTCGAAGCCAGCGTCATCATTTGTCTGAAGTTGTGGTTTGCTATCCTTAAATTCATCAGCCTCTTCCTCTGAATAAACAAAACCAGCAACACCTATTAGCTTTAGTATCACCCTGTCTTTTGCGCGTTTCTCTGCCATTGCGAAAGGGTAATTGTTTGTGGTGTTTCGCGGTGTACTTTCGCCTATTGACCATTCGCTAAACTCACCAAGGTAGCCAGTGACACACATCACAGCGATGTTTTGTTCAGCACTTGTCTCTATAACCATTGGTGGATCAAAGCGTATGCCCTTCTTATGAGCGATACGCTCTAACGCTTTGTGCAATACAACTGGCGTACCCCGGCAGTTCCACACAGCACCCTGATCCATGACAGGACTCATGCCCACCTCTTGCAAGGCTTCAATAAGTGTTGGCGGCAATTCTGCTCTAGCCATTTCTTTGCTCCATCAAATCCGCAATCAGTTTCAAGGCAGTTGTAAAGGCAACCATTTGTTCTAGCACCTTTGCCTCTAATTCATCAATTTTCATCTGCATCATGTCGATGCGCTGTTGTGTTTCATCATCCATTGTTTCGTGCCTTATGTTAGCTGTTGCCAAATAATCAAATGGATCTGTCCCATTCTGTGACATTCTTTCTATCACCTTTTCCACGCTGTCAAACTTTGGCATCGTCAGACTCTTGATAGTGTTTCGATGCCCACATAACTAGCTGGCTTCTGCCGCTGATAGCCTTACGCTTGCGGTGGTCTACAATAACCAGCCCCTTCTCTTTTAACTGCTTGTACCGTGCAGTGATGGTGCTGTAGCGGTGATGTGACAAAACCTCTAGCACCTGATCAGATATGCAACCGCTTGGCCCAAACCCTTCGATAACCTCATAGACAACCTGTTCCATGTAGGTAGCGTTGACACTTTCTGCCGCCTCATGGCTTGTCGATGGATCTTCATTACGCACCAGCTTGAATGGCGGCGTGTATGAAAACAAATCATCCATGTCATCAAGATCTTTTGCTGTAATCATTTCCAAAACTCCCTTGCTAGTTTGAGTATGTATGGCCCATGACGCCGGGTGATCTCCGTAAAATCCGGCGTCACAAGGCCAGCTAGTGTGTGCCAGTTTCCATTAGCGGCACGAATTAAATTTTGTGTGGTAATCCAACTGCGCTTCAAATCCTGATAAACATTCTCAAGATGATCCTCTTGAAGCAATGAGCAGTTGTCTTCATTCCAAATGTGATAGCCTGATGCGCTGACTTGCAACAGCGATGGCTTCTGCCCGGTGGCTCTCCAGTATCCAGCCATTTGCCAAATGTTATATTCAGTTGGTTGCATGTCGGGCTTGGGTATGCGCCATGTCCGGGTGCCATCTTTCTTGACCGGATTGCGTTGCGGCATCTTGCATTTGAGATCGCACAGTACGTCACCGCCATAGTAATCGCGGAACATCATAATCTTTACGTCCAACTCTGGGACTGTGAACCATGTTTGATGTTCGCCGTGGATAGTGTTAAGGCCATGACGCCTCTGCCACTCTCTCAAGCCTTCAACAGCATGACCTAGCATATCTGGCAAGAAATCGCGGAACGCCTCATGTTCCTCTTTGTCTTTGCCATCATCCCAATCACGCGGCTGGTATTCATCATACTCTGCCAGCATGTGCCGGGTGGCTTCAGCTATCGGCATACTATCTTGTCTGCCCTTGTCTGGGTCATAGTTTTCAAGACCCTCAACGCGGTTTAGACCGCCCTCTACTATGCGGCCTGTAAACATTGCTGTGTTCTGGGGGAACTGCATCTTATGCTGGTGACGCAACCAAAGTTTGAAAAGCATTTCATACTTTGCAGATGTGCCGCCGCTGACGCTATCGTGGGTGTACCAATCCATTAGCGTAAACCGAATATCGGGTTGAGGTCAGTGATTGGCTGGGTGCAACCATCTTTATGACCGCCACGCTCACCACAATACTTACAAACGCGGTTAGCGCGTTCTATTTGTGCTGGTGTTGCGTCTGTAAAACTGACATCATCATCTGCGTTGTTGAAGTAGACAGCTTCATAGTGTCCATCAGCAAACTGCATCAGCCCATCAAAATCCCATTCTCTTTGCATTGCTTTCTCCTTTGCTAGTTTTTACACTCTAACACAGCGTAAACATATTGTCAACCGATCCGTTCTATGCCATACTGGAAGCCAAATCGAAAAGAGGTGTGTTATGACACTAAGCGAATATTTGAAGACAAACAAGATCAGTCAGGCTCGATTCGCAAGGCGGTGTGGGATTACTCGTTCTGCCGTTTGTCACTTCATAGCTGGCAGACGCTACCCAAGCCCGGAAATCATGCGTAGGATTTTGTTGGCAACAAATGGTGAGGTAAAACCAAATGACTTTTTTGAACAGACAATGCTATCGGTGCAGCGGTAAGGGTTTCCGTTACGTCAAAGACTGGTTTGATCCTACTGACGTAGTGCCGGAAGACTGTGACCTATGCAAGGGCACTGGCAAGCTACCGCCGGAAACTGAGCAAGGTGATGGCAGACTGGCTAGACTTGCGGCGGCTGACATGTGTTTGCGGTGTGAAACCTTTTTGGATGGAAGGCTGACTTGCCCGGTTTGCAAGCTAGTGTATGGAAGCCGCCATGACTAGACAAAAAGATGATTTTTACCCAACACCATTAGTAGCCATTGAAGCATTGCTTGACCATGAAAGTTTTGATGGTGACATATGGGAACCAGCTTGCGGCGATGGGGCTATCTCTGAGCCTGTTTCTCTGTATCACAATGTTATCAACACTGATCTAAATGACTACGGCTTTGGCGATTCGGGGATCGACTTTCTGATGGAACAAAAGCTTGCGGCCCCCAACATCATAACCAACCCCCCATACAAACTGGCGCAACAGTTTATACAGAAGGCTATTGATTTGGGTGCAAAGAAGCATTGCTGGTTGTTGCGTCTGTCATTCTTGGAAGGCCAGCAACGCCGTGTCTCTCTCTTTGACAACCATAGGCCAGCTAGGGTCTGGGTGTTCTCTCAACGGCTGACAATATGGCGCGGTGATGAAGAACCAAGCGGCAATGGCACCACTGCTTATGGCTGGTTTGTTTGGGAAGGTAACGCAACAGAAACAAGGATTGATTGGCTATGACTGACAGTAGAGCGAAAGGCGCACAATTTGAAAGATTTTGCGTCAACTACATAAAAGATAATCTTGGTGAGCATCTACCTGAGATGCCGAAACGCAACCTCTCTCAATATCAAGTCAAGGGTGAGGCTGACATTGTGATTCCCGGCTGGTCGATTGAGTGTAAAGCCTATGCCTCTGGTGCCAGCTACAAAGAGGCATGGTGGCAACAGGCTTGTGAGGCATCTGGCGATAGGTTCCCGGTGCTGATATACAAGTTTAACAACCGCCCAATCCGCTGCGTCATACAACTGATGGCGGTCTGTCGCTCTTTCTCTTATAATCCGAAGCTTGTTGCAGAAATGTCACTGCCAACTTGGGTTCAAGTGGTGCGTGAATCTTATGGGGTTGACAAAAAAAACTGACTGGATAAAATCGCGCTTGCGCGTTTAGGCGCAATGCTAAGTAATGCATTACCGGGGCAAACCGAATTGCCTAACAAAACAATCTATTTGTAAATAAAAAAAAGCATAGCCAAGTGTAAAGGCTATGCTTCAAAGATATGCCACGCGGCATTGCTAGTTTTTCAATCTCAAACACTCGACACAGTTGCCATTGCGAACAAGTCTATTGGCTACATGTCCATTGCTACACTCATTGCCTGTAAAGAAATGCGGCAAGCCATTGAGTCGTGCCGTCTCTCTTGTGATGCGTCTGTTGCCATAGTCATCATGGCTAACTAGGCGCAAAGCCTTTCTCAATTCAGTATATGTTGGCACGTTATCCATTGGCTCAACTCCCTCTCTGTTTTATAAATTCTTTGCAAGTAAGCATGACTATATGTGCATAGTCTTTTTGATTGCTAAATTGTTTTATATCTAAGGTTGATATAATTTCTGCAAACTCTGTAAGCAGATCAACAAGCCAATCTAAATCATTATTTATTTCTGCCTCTCTTTCTATACGCTCTCTCTCTTTTGAGCAGTTGTGCAGCTTGGTAACAGTATCCGGCACATGCGTTACGCCAGTCTCATAATTGATAATGGTGCGTCTTGTGACGCCTAGCCTCTCTGCCATCTTTTGCTGGCTGATGCCTAACTGCAACCTTTCGGTCTTGATTTTTTGTGCATCCATGATATTTTCCTTCCTTCCTTCTTTGCTAGTTGGATGTGAGAGGCCGCTTTAGCGCAATGCTTTGGCGGCTTCTCTTTTGCCCTCTCTCTTTATGATACTGGCTCAATGTGAACCACTCTGATTTCATGCGGCGTAAAATCCTGCATGTATTCCCGGCACCATTCTGCTTGTTCTTTTGTCCAAAATGTTTCGCCGCCCATAACCCAACGCTTTTTTGTGGGGTTGAATGTTTGCAATGCGAAGCAGTCTGTATCATATTTGCTTTCAACCATTTTGTTGCCCTCTCTCTTTTACTGGTTAAGTTGAAAATGATTCTGGTCTAGTGATATTGTCATCACACACCCACGAGCATCACGAAGCCCAACTTCAAAGATAAACTCGCCGTTTCTCTGCAAATCATCGTCCAAGCTTGCACAACGATTTATTTCTGACGCTATGCCATTAGCCCATAGATCAAAAACCCGTGGGTTATATTCTTGATTTTCATCAATCCATTTTTGAATGTGATAGATGCCTTCTTGATTTACTGTATACATTGCTTTTTCCTCTCTCTTTATCTATTGACCTTGCCAGTGCCTTTGCATGTCTCGCATTTATACGGCCCTAGACTACTGCCAGTTGATAGATTGATTTTATATTCGCCTTTGCCCATGCAACCGTAACAAGTCTTTTTGTTGCGGTCTGGCTTTCTGGTGTGAACTGGTGCTGAAATCATTTTTCGCCCTTTCTCTTCTAGCTAGTTGTGTAATTGCCAGCGATTTAAGCGTCACTGACTGGCTTTGTCATGTCCGGGCTAGGTATCCAGCCCGAACAAAGTTAAACGGCTTGCACGGCTTTCTATGGCGTAACAGCAAAGAAAACAGTTATGCACCACCACAAGCCAAGCATCATCGCATAAGCACCGATAACCATGCCTATAAGCTTGGCAACTATTCGCGCCACGTTGTAATGACGTCTAGTTGCTTTGCTGGCTTGGTCAATGTGCAGCTTCAAATATTTATTCATTAGACTATTTCCTGTATTGCTTGTTTAACCCCGGTGCGATTAAAGATTGCGCCATCTGGCGTTTTATCGCCTTGCCATTGTGCAACAAGTATTTTCAAGCCCCGCACATATCCAAAACGTTTCACTGTGTCTCTTGCTATGTTGTAAAGGTATTGATCGTTATTGATCCACAATGAAACATTCCATGCATTCCAACTTGTATAACCGTTATATCTTGCCATTATCTTATTTCCTCTTTGCTAGTGTTTCTGATCTCATCAGCTATGGCTTAACCATAGGACAGGCAAAGCATAGCCTTGCCTGTTTCGATCTGTCTATTCAGCCGCTACCGCTAGGCTATCGGTTGCCAAGATATAATCAGCCGCTTTTTGCGCTTGACCAAAAGCTTTGATCATGGCGCGTTTATCTTGCTTCAAAACTTCAAGCCAGTTGTTTAGGTATTTGGCATGGTCTGGAGTCGGTTGCTTTTCAAGCCCTAGCATAGCACAAAGAAAAGCCGCGCCAGTCTCTGCGATCAACTCCTCAAAAGCATAGGCATTGCTACCAAAACGGCTGATTAGTTTACGATCAAGCCGCGACTGGTGGCCTGTCCAATGCGTCAATTCATGCATCATGGTTGAATAGTAGCTTTGCTCTGGCGTGCTATCTTTTGTACCCTTAAACGCGCTTTTCTCTGGCATCTGGATAAAATCCGGTTGCGGCGCATAAAATGCCCGGTTGCCACCATGCTTGATATCAGCTCCAGTAGACGCAATAAGCTTTTCCGCGTCATGGTGGTTCAAAACAATTTCTGGCTGTTCATCAACAGGCTTTGAAACGTAACCGTCAACTTGATCAGCATTGAAAACGCAAAAGCCTTTCAACAATGGCACCATTGACTGTTCATCTGTTTCTTTGTCGGTGATCATTACCTTGTCAAAAAACAAAATATCAGTCCCTTTTGAACCTTTACGCACCTTGGCACCAAGCTTTTCCCATTGCTTAAATGTTGCCCATTGGTTGCTTTTGAAGCCGTGCCGATATGCTGAAATAGCAGTCATAAAGGTATTTGTCCCTTGATAGGCTTTTTTAGATACTACGTTGTGGTGACAGTTTCCGGCTTGCTCTTGCCAGCCTTTTGTCCAATCAGCCCCGTATTTTTCCATCTGTTCTGTGACAATATCTGTAACCATCTGGTAACGATCTTTTTTTGTAAATGTTTTAGTCATGATTTCCTCTATTGCTAGTTGATAACCTTTACCTAGTGCAAGATTTGCACATAGTCAATACCACAATACAAACTTTTTTAATTTATTTTATTTAAGCTTCTAATCCAGCCTATATATATGTGCAGTCTTTGCACCGTTTACTGTCAACGTGCGGCATGTTATTAGTAAAGAGTATACAGGCAAAGCATTGTTGGCTTGGCTTCGCTGTTTGTTG